CGTGAGCATTAATGTGAAGTAGGTCTCCAGCATGACCATTCGTTTTTATAAATATATTAACGACTCCGTCATCAGCAACCGTCTCTGAGAATACGCTAACTTCATAAGCATCGCCATTCACATGGTCCGCTAGAAGAATATCTTCGACTACAGTAAAGCTTGGGTAGGTCATGTATTTTTCTTTCCATCAGTAAAGTTTGGGTAGGTCATGTATTTTTCTTTCCATCTAAATCTGTTGTACGGTTGCCGCCCGCGCCCTTCTCTGAACGACTGTTCCCTTGGTCTGCCGAAGGTGGTGGCTTGTTTGGATCAGCCGGTGGGGGCAATGGTTGTGGGCGCACAACCTCGTCTTCAACATCACCCTCCTTTCTTAGCGGTAGACCAAGAATACTTCTTGCGTAGTTTACATCCTCTTGATCCATGTCCACAATACCAGCGGCATGTAAAAGTCGAATTGTGTCGGCGACCTCAATTCCCTCGAACTCACCGTAGTCCTGCCACAAGAACGTGGGGTATAGACCGTCGTGCTCAAAGTTCATGTCGACTAGAGGCTTGATGACTTGTTCTTGGAACGTGTGCATCAAATCCTTGCCGAGTTCGTCAGCCATCTTGAACAGAACGCGCAAGTGCAAACGCGACTGACTGTCCGCGCCACGTGACACGTCCGAACCACCGGCTCCCAAGAGAGCGATGACAAGCAGGGCACGGGAGATCGCGTTGTCGTGATATTGTAGTGCGTCGGAATATGTCGCAGCGCCAGATCGTTGGGCTTCGATCAGTTCGATCTCGACGCCCTCGGGTACGAGGATTTCGTTTTTCGTGGACAGACCGGACAGGATACCCTTGAGCAGACGCTTCAACTCGTCAGACGCGCCAAGCGGATACTTCATCATCGTCATGGGCGAACCCATGCGTTCGAGGTAGACGTTCCAGAAGTTGACCAAGAACTTCTTCGCCCACCAATTCCGGTACGCGGCGCGCAGATCGGACACACCATAGTGGTTTTGGAACTCACTCTGGTGCGCGTAGTGCCAAACCTTGTTCGGCTGAATGTCGATGACCGCCCCGGTGAAGCCGCGCTGTTCGAACTTGTCGATGTTGCCGTGCTTGTCCGCGAAGATTTTCATCGTCTCGGGGTCGCGATGCTTGATGTTCTTGAGCAGGACGTGCTTGTTGCCTTCCCACTCGCCCACTTGGAAGATTTGCTCGCCGACCGAGAAGCCGAAGTCGAGTGCCGACAGCGCCTCGCGCGCTACACGTTTGAAATTAATCTGCTGAAGGTTGAACTTGACGAACTTGGCAATACGATCCGCGTCCGCGTTGTCAGCGACAGCGGGCTTGATTTCCCACGAGCGACCGTGAACGAGGATTTTCTTAAAAGTGAGGGTCGCTTTGACTTGATCGTCGTGACGCATGTCACGGTAAATCTGCCAACCCTTTCTGTTGATGAGATCATCGACGGGCAGGAACTCAACGCCGCCTTTTCGCGCCGGTAGGAACGAACGAACGACTTCGCCGTCGACTACAAGCTTCTCGCCTTCGATGGCAAGGGGGCGTCCAACTGACCGCTCCGACCCTGCTTTGACTCTGATCCGTGGCTTTGCGGCCATAAGTTAACCCTTTTTAACAATTGCTACCATATTGTTACTCACCAGAAAGTAAATCTAACTATGAGATACACGGCGTCATCTGTTGTTACGCGCCACCCACTGCAACGTACTATGTTTTACATAGTGGCATTTACATTTGAGTGAAGCACATAATGGTAAAACCCGTATCCCTGCTACCAAAGGTCCATCTCTGCTACCGGGCGCTCGGTGCCCTCGATTAGATCGCCCTCTGAAATCATAATGTTGTTCGCGCGGAAAGAGTACCACGGCGCTGTGCCCATTACAATCACATCAGCCCTATCGGGTGAGGCGTCGTCGCCAAGCCGGTCGCGCATCTTGTTCTTGCTCTCAACGAGGATGCGTTCCTTCTCATTGTAACCGTACTGCACTGACGCCAGTTGGTTGATGAGTAGCTCGTCGTCAGGGATATGGATCGCCCCCACTTCGAACGCGCGGCGCGTGTACCACCAATCCCTGCTCCTGCGGTTTGCAAACATACGACAATCGTCTTCGGGGTCTTTGTCCGCTTTCATCGTCTCGCCACCGTTGTACGGTGACACCACAACGTCGCGCCGTCGCAGTCCATCGACCACGCCGCCACCGACACCGGGCTCGTCGATCACGACACGTGCCACGGTCAAACCCATAGTCCGCACGCTCCGACATGCTTCGATCACGATGTCCTCGCATTGAACGGTGGACGTTTTCGCCCACGTCTTCATGCTGATGCAATGTCCGCGCCGGAATAGAGCGAGGACGGTTTCGTCCCCGCCTTGTCGTGCGACATCCATAACGATTGTAACTGGGTCTGCGACCATGTCAAAATTGGGCATGAGAACGCCAGTTGCTTGCTCGGCCCATTGAAGGGGGATACACGCGGCGTCATCAAGTCGAGGGAAGAGCCCCCGCACACGCACGTCGTACACTGCACTATCGAGACCGTACTTCCTCTCCATTGTCTTGCGGTACGTCTCGGACACCCGCTTAGAATGATAAATCTTGCCGTGGTTCTGCTTTGTCTCGCCAGCAATCGCTTTGATGTTCGGATCGCCCGAGATCGTGTAGAGTTCGTACAGCGGCGCGTTCTTGTGGAAGGCGTTGTAGAATTCACCCGCCGTGAAGTTGGGATTGCCCATGAGCAGGAGCTTAGAGGTTTTCCCTTCCGTCCCGGCCTCCGACATAATTCCTTCGATCACCTCGAACACGTCGGGCGGGATCGCCGATGCCTCATCCCCCTGCACCATGATGTCGGTTCCGTGGAACCCCTGCAAGTTTGCAGACTTGTTTGATGTCCGTGCAACCGCGAACCACGTCTTCGGAAATTTCTTGTTGCGAATGTGACCGCCGCTGATTTCCCACTTCTGTGCCAAGCCCTCGGGCATATGCACGTGCCACTTTGCATACTCAGGCCACAACACGTCATGCAACTGTGCAAACGTCGGTGCGGTCGACACCACGCGGCATTGCTCCCACAGGTTTAGGAAAATCCATCCCGCCCATGCAAGCTGCGTCGTCTTACCGACACCATGTCCTGATTTCGCCGCAACGCGATCCTTGCCGCCGATGAACAGCGAGTTGAGCACGTCGGCCTGATAGTCCTCGGGTGTGACGCCGAACCAATCCTTCACAGCTTCGACCGGATTGTTGCGCCAATACTCGAAGGCTTTGCCCATGCGGTCACTCACCGTCTTCGTCTCCACGGTTCGTCAACAGCGCGCCCCATGCTTCGTCGTCCGGTTCGCTCTCGCCTTGTCGCGTCGCCTTGAACACAGACATGCGCGGCAGGACTTTGTCCGACAGGAACTTCATCACGGGGATGCGATCCTTCAACGGTAGCGTTTCGAACTTCGTAATGATCTCACCGCCGTCTTCGACCGTGAAAGTGGGGATCGGTTGACCCATAGCAATTGCGATGAGCATCCCGACCGGGTCGGCCTCATTGTTGATACGCACCACGTGCTGCTCGATACTGACCGGCTTGCCGTCAACCTCGTAAGCGACCCTCACCATCTTCCCGCGAATTGCAGGGGGGACAAAGACTGCGGCTGGCACATCACTCTCTTCGAGTTTCATTGCGCGTGTGGTGTATTTCTTAAGTTCTTTTTTCGACATAACTATCTCCGTGCCCAAACAATCCGAACATTGTCTCACGTGGCAGGGGGTATTGGAAGCCCAACTCATTTTTTCGGAGCGCGCGAAATTTGGAATTAGGTACTTGGGTTTTGTCATTCACATTGCGAGACGGGTAAGGGGAGCCCCAGCCGGGCCAAGTGTTAACACCACATTAACACCGGCCCAAGGCGTTAATCATTAATTAATACACATTAATTAACACTTAATACGTGTTAAAGCTTCATTAATGCGTCATATTTGCCACGTAGTGCCGTTAATGCCACAATTGAGAACAAACAGTGAACGAATTGTGGCAACAATAAGGCAAATGGTTAATTTGTCTTAATTCCACCACGTTAACGTTTGTTAAACTTTGTTAAACTTTGTTAACTAACACGTAGAACGTGTTAATCCTTTGTTAACCATGTACGTTGGGCGC